TTATGAAATTTATTTTTCATTTGGAGCCGTGAGGAAATTAATTTCTTCATAGGGGAATCTCATAGGGAAAACTTTTCTGTTGCGTGCGTGAGGGTGAGGTGTGACAATGCGGGCGGGATCATAGGTGGAATCATGACGCTGAAAGAATACGTGAATGCCGAGGCGAGCGCGCCGCGTGGTGTTACGCTGAGATATTTCGACGATGATGGCGCACATGTGTGCGACGATTGCGCTGGTGCTATTGAGCGCGGGTATGCGTGCGACCACTGCTATGCGGTGGTTTGTGGTGAGTGCGTTGGCAATCACGGGGAACACTGCGATAGGGTGTAGGGGAAGCGAATGAGCGAACTACTGACGTACTGCGAGCATGGGGTTTTGTCCGATGGGGAATGTTTGCGGTGTGAGTTGCGTGCGGCGCGTGCGTGGGGTGAGGAGTCGGAGGCTCGGAATCGGCGGCTGATGCTGGAGATTTCGGACTTAAAGGACGCATTGCTGCACTGGAAGGAGCCGGAGCGTGCGTGCGCGCTTGAAAAAGCAGTGGCGAAGCTCCTCGATATGCCATCGTGCTGTAGCACGGATGCGGAGATACTGGCGAACAATCGAGTGCGTGCGGCTGCGCGGGCGGTGCTTTTGAGGGGTGTATCCGTTGAGCGGGTGGAAAATACATGAGCGAGCGGGCGGCGGTGGCTGTGGCGCAGGTGGCCTGGGTGGTGTTGTGTGTTTGCGCGAATCGAATCGTGGAGGATTGCATGAGCGGGCCATCGAAGACGCCGGTTGAGCAGCTTACGGCGCGCGGGTCGTGGCGCGCGAAGGCGGCGGTTGTGCCTGCGGGCGGCGGAATGCCTGCGTGTCCAGCGTGGCTATCGGCTGAATCGCGCGTGGCGTGGGGTGAACTTGCGCCGGAGCTTGAGCGGTTGGGGACGGTGACGGCGGCGGACGCGCTGGCGTTGGCGATGCTGGCGGATTCGCTGGCTCAATACCGGGCGGCGTGCAAAGAGATCGAAGCGGATGGCCTGGTGCTGACGGCTGAGCGTGGGCCGGTGCGGAATCCGTGCGTGGCGATACGGGACGCGGCTTGGATGCGGGTGATGAAGGGCTGCCGGGAGTTCGGGCTGACGCCGGTGTCGCGGTCGAGTGCTCCGCAGGCTCCGGTATCGGACTCGACAGAGCGGTTTTTCGAGGGCGATTAGCGGCGATAATCGAATGACTGATTTGTGTATTGCATGTTTCAAAACGTGCGGTTTAATTCTGATATGAGCGGACGTGAGCGGGATGAGGCTGAGCATCGGGCGGCGCTTGAACGCTTTGGCGGGAAGATGCCCGATGGTTCGGCGTGCAAGCCGATTTCGATTTACCAGCGGCAACTGAGTTCGCTATTGTCTGCGAGAAACGTCTTTCGGCGCGGGCGGCATAAGCGCGCCTCTGACGCTTGGGGCCGGGATAGAGCAACCGAGAATGATGATTTGAAATGAAAAAGAAAAAGCGCGCGCTGCGTTCGCGGTTGGCATCCTACAGCTACGAGCATCGCGCGTTGAGCGGCCAGGGGCGTCTCGACATTATTTTGCGAGAAGCATTTGTCCGAGCGGGGCGGTTCGATCTTGCGGCGGCGGCGCGTGATGCGCGGGGATAACATCTTGAATGAAAAAGAAAAAGCGAGACGGGCGTGGCGGGAAGCGGGCGGGGGCTGGCAGGCCGAAAATCGCGCCGGTATTACGTCGTATTACGACGGGCTACCGGCTCACCCCGGCGCTGGCTGCGTTCGTGGAGGATGTCGCGCGGGTCGAGGGAATCTCGCAGGGGCAGGCTCTTGAGAAACTTTTGAGCGAAAATATTCGTCCTATAAAGCTAGGAGTCGTATTCAGTTAGAAGATTCTCGTATTTTCTTTTGAATTATGTTTGCATTAATCAAAAACCGTTGTATTCTTTATTCATCAACCGGCCAGAAGCCGGGGGAAAAAGGAGAACGCAGATGAAAACTTACGCAGAGCCAAAAACAATCGTGTGCAACGCGCCTGAGGGCCGGATCACCGTTGCAACTGTCGCGCGGATCGTGACGGGCGGCAATCCCGGAACGGGCCTTCGCCGCTCGTACCGCGTGGACGCTTCAGGGCGGGCGTTCTGGCGCAGCGCGTCAGGCAGTTGGGTTACCGCCCCCATCTAATCGCCCCACCCCCCACCCGCCCCGATTCGTTCGGGGCTTTCCCGTTACCAGACGGCCAGAAGCCGACTGAGGAGGAAAACCAAGATGAACATGGGATACTGCAAGTTTGAGAACACGTTGGCGGATTTTGAGGAGTGCGAAAGCGCGCTCCGAAACAACGAATCGCTTTCGCAAAACGAGCGCGAGGCGGCAAAGCAAATGCTGCTAGTAGCCGCTAGTCTGGCTCTGGACTTTGGGCTGCTATCTCTCAAGCGAGACGCCATTGATATGGCCGCGATTGAGGCCGCGCTACCACGCAAAGACCTGTTCGCTCGCGAGCTGTCCGACAACGAACTTGCCGGACTAGACGAGATACACGCTGACGAGGAACGTGAGAAACTGGAAGCAGAAATCAAGTCCCGCGAAAATGAGGAAGAATATCTATAGCCCGCCCTTCCATCATTCCCGCCCCGCCCGGTGTCGATCACACCGGGCTTACTGCATTGAACGGGCCGGAAGCCCGATAGGAGAAAACGAAAATGCAGGTCAGCAAAAAAAGTTTCCGCAAATTCATCGAGCATTGCGCCGCGTACCGCCGCGAAGAGGAAAAGCGTGGCGTAAAGTTCGGCTTGATTTATGCGATCAAGCCAACGCAAAACGAGGCCGATTACCAGGGCAAGCCGGTCAAGGTCACGATTCCTGAATAGCCGCCGTGCCACGCCGTTCTCCGTGTGGAGCACGGCTTCTGCCGCTGGCCGGGGGCGGGGCGATCCCCGGCAAAAATTCGCGCCGGAAGCGCAAAGGAGAAAAGATGAAACTTTACGCCGTGTTCGTGAAGCGCGACGCCGACGAGTATTTGCAGTTGCTCGATTCCCGCCTGTTTCCGAAATTCGACGACGCCGTGGCGCACATGCGCGAGAACATTTTCCCGCACGCGATCTTCCATGTCGGGACGTGCGGCGACCTCTTCATGTCGGAGACCACCACGTTCAGATACGAAGACGTTTACAACGAACAAAACAACGTTCCTTTTTAGGAGATTGCAATGCCGAAGCAGAAAGAGAGTGACTGCGAGCGGGAGGCGTGGCTCTATATCGCGAGGCGGTGGGACCGCGCGCGGCGTTGTTCGTGCGATCCACACTGTACGTCTTTTATTGCGCATATTGAGTCATTCGCATGTGAAGGAATTTGTGTTTGTATTGATCTGATGCCTGACGTGGACAAAGACGTGCGTGAGCGTATGGCGCAGAAAATATACGCGGTTCAACACGGGAGCCTGTTTCTCTACCCGCGCACTCTTGCGGGCGCGAAGAAACGCGCGGCGTTCTGCCGGAAACAGGCGAAACTTTTGACGAAAGGTAAGCGGAAATGAAGAAACCAAACGATGACGGGGGAGAAGTCGCGGGCGCTGGCGGGGGCGGATCGCAGATAATCCCCGCCAGCGCGGGGCAACTCGCGAAGCCTGAACCGCGGACGGGCGATCTAATCGCGATGGTCTTATCGAAGGCGATCACCCCTGACGCCGTTGGAGTGATTGAAAGGCTGGTTGCCTTGAAGCGCGACGAGGAAGACAGGAACGCCAAGCGGGAATTTGCGCAGGCGTTCAACGCGCTTCAATCCGAAATCCCGGTTATTAAGGCCGAGCGGGTCGTGCCGAACAAGGACGGCTCTACGCGCTACCTCTACGCGCCTTACGAGGACATCATGCGGCAAGCCACGCCGATTCTGAGGCGGCACGGTTTCTCGCTGGCGTTCTCCACGAAGGTCGAGGGCGCGCGCGTGACGGCTATCTGCACACTGCTCCACGCGGGCGGGCACGAACGCACGAACGAGTACGCGGTACGCATCGGCGGCGGGCCACCGGGCGCAACGGAGTGCCAAGCGGACGGAGCAGCATACACCTACGCCCAGCGTGGCGCTTTGTGCGATTGCCTTGGAATCACGGTGAGCGGGCGCGACAATGACGCGCGGGAAATCGGCGCGCCGATAACGCCAGACCAAGCCGAGCACTTGAAGCAGCGCGTCGCGGAAACGAAGAGCGACGCCACGAAGTTCCTGAGCGTTGCCGGTGCAACGTCATTCGAGACGATCCCAACGAGCAAATACGCGCTACTGGACGCGATGCTGAAAAAGAAAGAAGGTCTGGCATGAAAATCCACAACGTTGCGCAGCACTCGGTTGAATGGTTCAAGCTTCGTGCTGGCGTTGTCACCGCTTCGGAACTTCACAGGCTGATAACACCGCTTTGGAAAATCCGAACAGGCGACGGGCCGCAAACGTATCTCTGCGAAAAACTGGCGGAGTGGAAACTGCAAGGGCCGCTGCCGGACTTCGGGCGCTCATTCGGTGCGCTTGAACAGGGTACAATCTTGGAAGAAGAGGCGATTCCGTTCTACGAGTTCACCACGGGAGAGACGATCAGCCGGGTTGGATTCATTACCACGGACGACGGGCGATTCGGCTGCTCACCGGACGGGCTGATACAAGTTCCAACGACAATCTCGAATCCAGGCATCGCAGTGCAGGACGGCTGGACGCGCACGGCGGGGATCGAAATCAAATGCCCGCAACCGCACACGCATGTAGGCTACCTACTTGACGGCGTTGTGCCGCCGGAGTACCTTGCGCAAATTCACGGGAGTATGTACGTCACCGGATTTCAGCGGTGGAAGTTCATGAGTTTCAGCCGGAGTTTCGAGCCGCTGATTCTGACCGTGGAGCGCGACGAAAAGATTCTGCCGGTGATAAAACTGGCGTTGGAAATCTTCGCTGAAAAGTTTGAGTCTGGTAAAAAGAAGTTGGGCGGTGCATAACCATCGGAGGGACTGGAAATGAGCGTCAAGGCTTGCGCTTGCTCTTACGTGCGGTGCGTCGATCCGGTTACCCCGCGTCTAGTCAAAGACGCGGTTTATCGTGTCGATGGTTTTGATGATCTTCTAAATGTAACTGATGGTAAAGTTCCGCTATTGTTCGCTCCGTTCCGTTTCGTCCCGTGGACGCCGAGGGAGGGTGATTGGATTACGTCGAGCGAAGCCACGGCAACCTGCGCGATTGTGTTGGGAAAACAGACCGGCGAGAATAGTTTTGAGTGCGCCACACTCGGGTATGTCGGAGTGAAATTTACGCCGGGAAATAAATGGGTTCCCGTGCTTGGACGCGCTCCGCTCCAGACGGGCGTCGATATGGCTAGAGGAGATTCGTGTTCGGTTGTTCAACCAACTCCACGAACTTTCCAAGTTGGGGACGTGGTGGAGTGCTTGCTAGATGCGGAATGGGGGCACAGTGAACAGAATGGAGCAATAAGTGAGATCATTGACATACTTCAAAGCGACAGAGGCGGAACGTGTGCTTGCCTTGAGTTTAAGTGGTGGATATGGCCGGTGCGCAGCCTCAAACTGATTAAGGCCGTGGAGGAAATCGTACAGGGGCGTGAAAGTGTTGAACCTGTCGTTCCGGCAAAAGCGCCAGATTGCCGGGAGTCGAGTCAGCCGACTGAAACCGTTACGGCGGGACGCATGGCTGATACCGCCAAACATTTCGACCCCGACGCCGCATTCTGGCGCGCACACAACGCGTCGGTCATGGCGCGGAACTTCCCGCCGCTGAACAGAGAGGGAAGGCCGCTGCAAAAGATTGAGCCTCTACCTAAGTCTCTGCTTTGGCAGGGACACGCAGAGGACTGGCGCGGAATGCAGGTTCGAGAAGAGGAACGCGAAGCCCGCAAGTACGCGGGAATGTAAATTGGAGCCGAAGCCGAAAGGCTTGGGAAGTGACTAACCGGGCAGGTGCGGACTACGAATGGCCGAACGACTCAAAGGCATGGCGACACGCATCGGAACAAGGCGCATGGTCATATTCGCAGTTGAGCACTGCGAAACATCGACGCCCCGGCTTCAAACAATACGTAGCCTTAACCATTTGGTTAAGCGTAACGAAATGCTTCGCGCGGCTGCCGAGGGAGATTAGCGGCGAATGTGAGGGAGTAGTAATGGCTTCATGTGAAAAGTGTTGGCGGGATTCGCACGGCGACCCGCATAAATACGCGCGCCTGTTGATAAATCGCCAGTGCACGCCAGAAGAACAGGCTGGGCCTGCCTCCGGGTGGTGCCCGTCCTGTAAGCGCAAGACTATCCACCAGAATTCGTGCGTCTGCATGGTGCCGTCTTGTGAACCGATGCCCGATTACTCAGAGGAATGCACCACATGAAAAAGAAACTCGACGAGCGGCTGGCGAGGGCCGTGGCGGTATACCTACGAGATCATGGTATCTCGTCACCGGGAATTAGATCGCTAATTTTGGCTTTATGGATTCTCCCGACGATCCGGCGCGTGCTGAGGAAAAAACGGAAATGAAAATTCTCGTTGCGTGCGAATTTTCCGGCGTGGTTCGTGAGGCGTTCAAGAGGCGCGTCCATGATGCGTGGTCATGCGATTTACTGCCCACGGAGATTCCAGGCCAGCATATCCAAGGCGATGTTTTGGACGTGATTGAACGGGGCTGGGACATGATGATTGCGCATCCGCCATGCACTCATTTGGCCGTAAGCGGGGCGCGTTGGTTTGCCGGAAAACAGGTAGAGCAACGAGAAGCCATAGCCTTTTTCATGGCTCTTGTAAACGCGCCGATCCAGCGCATTGCGATTGAAAATCCAGTGTGCATCATGTCTCGGCTGTACCGCAAGCCAGATCAGATAATCCAGCCGTGGCAACACGGGCACGGAGAAACCAAGGCAACGTGTCTGTGGCTAAAGAGCTTGCCAACACTTGTGCCTACTAACATCGTAGATGGCCGAGAGGCGCGGGTTCACAGAATGCCGCCGTCACCGACTCGCTGGAAGCTACGGTCAAAAACATTTCAAGGCGTTGCCGACGCGATGGCGGAACAGTGGGGCAACACATGAAAATCGGTCACCACCAAGCCCACCCGTCGCGCGGCGTTCTATTGCGTTACGTTACGCTCGAAACCGCGCGCGACGCGGTAAAGAAATGCACGGATTGTAAGGCGCGGCTCAATTCGTACAACATGGGGCCGTTGTGCTGGCGTTGTTTTCGGCGTAGATTCGAGGACGGAAAACGATTGGAGGCTGAATAGATGACTGAGAAACAATTCTTGAAGGCGCTGGCGAAACACAAGGGCGAGTTCTATTTGGCGGGGAAGCGCGTGCGTGGGATAAAAACTGCGTGCTGCCCGATGGAGCATGTCGCGGGAACAGGCCCGCTGAATTACGCATACGCGGCGCGCACCTTGAAAATCAAAACAGAGTTGTCCCGGCAGATCACATGCGCGGCGGATGGCGTGGATTATCTATTCGGTCGATACTCTCGCCCTTTGCGCAAGAAGATTTTGAAGGCCGTGGGCTTGAAGGAGGCAAAATGCTGACAATTGAAGAAATCGCGGCGGCGAAAACCGCTACGAATTTTACGAGCGTCGCGTTCGGGACTTCGCTCGAAGACCTTTGACCGGCGGCGAAAGTCGCGCAGTTGCGCGGCGCTCGTTTTGAAGTTGTGGAAGGGCTGAAAGACCAGACAGAGGTTGTCGGATACACGACGGACGACGAGCGAATCGGTAGGCAGGCAATCGTGGATTGCATCGAGCATACGAAGATGAAAAACACGTATCAATACTGCGAAGTGATGCGCTCCGAGCGCGAAGATTTTGTGAAGCGTTTTTGAAATAATTTCAGAAAGTTCTTGACCGTTTGTGACGATAGGTGTAGTAATGAATGCAGTAACCGCTGGAGAAGTGTAACAACCAGCCGTGACAATTAAAGATTCTCCTGCCGCGCGTCGCGAGGATTTTCTCGCAAGGTCGTTACACACCTTCCAACGCGCGCAGGAGGATTTATTAACTCAGGTAGAAGCTCGGTCGCGCGTTTCCGGAGCGGTCAGCGGCCCGCCTGAGTAGATTTGCTTGAGGCGCGCATGGACGATATTCGATTGAAGGTAGGGTTTCGCGACAACGCGAAAATTATGGGACTGGAAGAAGAGCTTGGAGAGGGAGCCGTTTTGAGCCTTTTAACTTTTTGGTGCTGGGTGTCGATCAATAGGCCGGATGGCGTGCTTTCTGGTCTTAAAAAAGAGCACATCGAGCTACACGCGCGATGGCGCGGAAATGCTATGTCGTTCTTTTGTGCGATGCTAAGTCGTAATTTCGTGACTGAAAAAGAGGGTGTTTTTATCGTCCACGATTGGAAGGAACATCAGCCATATTGCTTCCATAAAGAGATTCGCGTCGCTCGCGCAAAGCGTGCCGCATCCGAACGTTGGAATAAACGCGATGCTAGTAGCAATGCGGGTAGCAATGCTACTAGCATAAAAAGATGCGATGCTAAGAGCAATGCCCCTGCCCCTGCTCCTGTTCCTGTTCCTGATCCTGTTCCTGCTCCTTTAGCAACAACAATCGTGTCCGCAAAAGAGGACGATAGTGAGTTTGAACGCTTTTATGCAGCCTACCCGCGTAAGGTCAAGCGGCTGCTTGCAAAAAAAGCGTTTAAGGCAGCACTCAAAATCACGACTACAGAAAACATCATGGCCGGGCTGGAGGTGTACCGACGCACTGCGGCCAACATGGAAACGCGGTACATACTACACCCGGCATCGTGGCTCAACGCAGGGGCTTGGGATGACGGCAAAGACCCTGCGCGCGACGCGGCGATTGAGCGCCAGCGCGCTGAGGAAATCGAGCGCCAAGCGCGGGAAGCGCGGGCCGAGCTAAAGCGCATGGGAATCACGGAGATCCCGACGTGAAAATCTTCAAAGAGCGTATCCACGAAGACGACTGCCCGCTGATTGACGGCGCGATTCTTGAACTGCCGGACGGCACGGCAGCGAATGGGAACACGCCGTATAGCGCACTGGAATCGTTGGGCGCGCGGTACATCGGGCCGTTCTACGTGTGCCACGATTGCGGCCACGCCGTGGACGAATGGGAAGACCGGGATAAAAACACCGTGACGGCGGCGCACAAAAACGGCGGGCGGACGGTGCTGGCGCGGGAATACGAGGAATCGTTTTTTTCGGAAGGGCGGAGCGGCACCAGGACGGCGTCGAAGATTCTTGGATACATTTGCCCGCGATGCAAGCAGACTCGCTGGATTGCGAAGATCAAAAAACGGGCTGTATCGGCGGCGCAACTGCACGCGCCGGGCTTGGGGAAACGATGACACACGAACCGATTAAGAGTGAATTTCAGCGCGGATGTTTTGTTAGGGCCACACATGCACTCGCGCGCACAATCTCCAGGAATGGCCCTATGCGTGTCGTTGGATATAGCAGGGATGGTACAGGCGTGCGCCTGCAAAACGGTATCACGTATCACAGGACGTTTGTCGCTAACATCGCGCGTGACACATGGGAATGCGGCGGCGGGATTTAAGATAGAAAATGAAAGGTGAAAAGATGAAAACACGCAAGCCGCGGGTACTGCTCTTCGCACATCCGACAGACTGGGCTTACATCAATGCCGAACGGCGCGGCGTGGAGCGTTCGGCTAAGGCGCTTGAAAAGTGGGAGCAAGGGCAGCTTCGGCATAACAACAAGCGGGCGAAATGGGTGACGGAAGCCTGCCGGATAATCAGGAACGAACTCGCGCAGATTGAACGGGAGGCTTTTGAATGATGCTAACACTCCCATACCCGCCGAGCGTGAATCATTATTGGAAGCGCGGGCGGCGCGGCCAGATGTTTATCTCGCCCGCAGGTATGAGATTTCGCGACGCGGTGATTCTCGCGTCGCGCGCGGAAATAGGCGGGCCGCTATCCGGGCCGGTGATGCTGCGGCTGGCAATTTATCCGCCGGACAAAAGGCGGCGCGATATAGACAACGTGCTCAAGGCGATCCTTGACGCGCTGCAACACGCAGGCGTATACAAGGACGATTCGCAGGTTGTCGAATTGCATGTGGTGAAAAAACCGTTTTGCACAAACAACGGGCGCGGGATGGTTGACGCGGAAATCTTTGCGCGGTAGTGAAAGGGGATTGCAAATGAAAGAAGAATCATCGGCGGATAAAGTGAAGCGCGTGAAGACCATGGCGAGTGATAAGTCGGTGTTTTTTTTCACGCAAGACGACCTCGACGCGCTGCAATACGTGCTCGACGCGCTGGACAACAAAAGCGCCGAGTTGCAATCGTCGTACGATAGCATCGACAGAGAATTCAAGCAGGCGCGTGAACAAGGCCGCAAGCAGGGGCTGGAAGAGGCCGCGCTTTTTATTGAACAACAACAGAATCCAATGGGCCATACCCAGAACCGGCGGATGTTCGTTGTGGACGCCGCGCGAGACATCCGCAGACTCAAGGAGCGCAAATGAAAATACCACCGATACCGCCGAACTGTCCAAACTTTACCGGCGATAAAGGGAATGTCGTGTTTGAGTTTGTAGACGAACGCATTATCATGACGCGCTCTTTTATTCCAGAGCGTTCCGTCATCGCGGCGGTTGCAATCGTGGCGTGGGAAGACGCGCGCAAGGAATGTGCACACGTGTACGGGAGCATATGTATGGAGTGCACCGTGTGCGAGTTAAGCATCAAGGCTTGGCGCGAGTGGAGGGATGAGAAATGAAAGACGAGTGGAAGGGCGGTCAGGGACGCGACGCCGAGGACATTCGCGGCAGCGCGGTAACCTTCAGCGTGGCGTTGATCGGGGCGGCGGTCGTCTTGGCGCTGGCGCTGGTGTTGTCTGGCTGTTGCGCCGCCTGCAATCCCGGCGCGGCGAGAATCGAGGCGCGGAAATGACCACCGTTAAAACAACCGTGACGCTTGAACTCGACACGGAAGACGGCGCTGGCACAACGCTGGAAATCGAAGTCGAGGGCGATTTCGACGGCGATGAATTGGACGACGTTCGCTACACGGACGATCCGCGTATCGGCGAACCGGAGCGCGAGACGATAGACCGCTGGCTGCAAGAGGCATACGCGAAACAGCAAGGATTCAGAAACCGCGACGAGTGGCAATTCGCTTGCGCGGCGCGTGAAGAGCGCTGGCTGGATAGGAGCACGCCAAGATGAAATACGAATCGCGAGAATTCCAGTGCTACGAGTGCGGGCTGTTAAAAAAGCATGGTGTGAATTTTGACGACACAAATTACCCGAATGGCGTGTGCATTCAGTGCATTGAACTCGCGCTGGCTGATGCAAAGAAACAGGCCGCGCAACAAGAGCGTGATGCACGGATAGCCGAGAAGAAAGAGCGAGTCAGGGGAGAACGGCTCAGGTGAAAGCCTATTGCGGGCATTGCAGACAAACCGTTACGCCGATTGAGCGGACGACCCGCTGCGAAATCTGCAAGCGGCATATCTGGGAAATGCTGGCAACGGAGCCGGGCGAATACCGGCACAAGCTGCGAACCACGAACGAGACGTACCGGGAATGTTTTGAGCACGGGGCGAAAGACGACACGAAAGGCACAGAGTGAGCGAACGATTGAAGGCACCTTTTTGTTACTTTGGCGGAAAAGGTTCCGTCGCGCATTTAGTTTGGGAGGCGCTCGGAAATCCTTCGCACTATATCGAGCCTTTCTTTGGCAGCGGCGCGGTATTGCTTGCGCGTCCGAATGATGACGGCTGCGAAACGGTGAACGACAAAGACGGCTTCATTGCAAACGTTTGGAGAAGTCTGCAAAAAGACCCTGACGAGGTTGCCAAGTGGTGTGATTGGCCGGTAAACCACGTCGATCTGAATTGCCGTCGAAAGAAACTCATCGCGAACGAAGCGCGGCTCGTTGAAAACCTGGTTGCCGATGATGATTTCTGCGATCCGAAACTTGCGGGCTACTGGATTTGGGCGGCAAGCTGTTGGATCGGTTCGGGCTTGACGCAGCCAGACGCGATACCGCACATCAGCCACGCCGGGAAGGGCGTGCACGCGCAGATACCGCACATCGGCGACTCCGGGATGGGCGTGCAGGAGCCGTACAATATCGGGCTGTACAAATGGTTTCGGAAATTGAGTGAACGCTTGCGCCGCGTCCGGGTGGTGTGCGGAGACTGGACGCGCGTATGCGGCGGAAACTGGCAGGATAAAATGGGAACTTGCGGCGTGTATTTTGACGCTCCATACACAAACGAGGGCCGCGATTCTGATATTTACCACCACGATTCTGGTTCACTCGCTCCGGCAATTATAGAATGGTCTGCAAAGCGCGGGGCGATGAAAGACTACCGGATTGTAATTTCAGGGTATGAAGAGTACGCGCCGCTTTTGAAACACGGTTGGTGTAAATCGCATTGGAGCGCCGCCGGTGGATATGGAAACACCGGCGGCAAGCAGGAAACCAACCAAAACCAAAATAGACACAGAGAGACTTTATACTTTAGTCCGAACTGTAGCGGCGGAGAAATATTTGAGATTTAATTTGCAAAGAGACCGAAGGCAAGGATACTATCCGTATGAATACTACATACAAAGAAATTCAGAATGGCTACAGGGTTGGTTCAGACGGAACCGTGTGGTCGAGGTGGACATCAAAAGACGCTGCCGGTCGCGGTCATTGTCTCGGCACAAAATGGATTGAGTTGAAGGGCGGGCTTGACAAAGATGGTTACCGTAAAGTCATCCTTTGTAATGGCAACGGCGCGCGCAGATATGTAAGGGTTCAGACGCTTGTGCTCGAAGCCTTTGTCGGGCCGAAACCATCCGGCATGGTGTCGGCGCATCGTAACGGAATACGCGCAGACAACCGAATTGAGAATCTGCGCTGGGCAACACAAAAAGAGAATTGCGCGGATAAAATTACGTGCGGTACGGCACAAAGAGGCGAGACACATCCGCTATCAAAAGTAACCGAAGCACAGGTGCGAACAATCCGCACGAGGCGCGCTGCCGGAGAATCGTTATCTGTGCTGGCGGCGGAGTATGGCGTCCAGAAGGCCGCAATCTGCGCGATTGCAACACGGCGGACATGGAAGCATGTTTAGTCCTCATTGTTTGAACAAGGGGCTGTTCTAATGCTTGAACCGATTGCCTACTCGCTCGGAACCGTAGCGGATTACGAAGTGGAAATCCGCAAGGACAGCGATATATGGACGGCGCTGTTTTACAGTCGCGAGTTGACCGACGAGGAAGGCAAGCCGAAGGAGTTTCTGATTGCCGAATGCGCCACGCTGGATGACGCGCGGGCGGCGGCGGGAAGGTGGATGAGTGCCAACGAAAGCGAAACAGCACCGGGCGCGTGAGGGTGACCCGGTGCGGAAATTCCGTTCAAGCACGCGGTGGAAAAAGTTCAGGGCGTGGTATCTTTCCGGCGATCCGCTGTGCGCCGACCCGTTCGGCAAGCACGATGCGGACGGGATTGTTGTCGCGGCTCAGGAGTTGCATCATAAGATACCGTTGTGCGAACGGCTGGACTTGGGGCTTGTGGAGAGTAACGTGCAACCGTTATGCAGTGAATGCCACTGGAGGAGTGAGCGATGATAACTGAATACAAACGGAACGAAATTATACGCGCTGTCGAGTTGTTGCGCAAGTTGCATATTCTCGCCGAGGCCATTGAGACTACGCGCGTAACATTGCCACTCGTTACGCCTGAGATACTCGATGCAGTCGGTTGCGCAAACAAGCAACGCCTTGGCGAGTTGGTTATTGAGAAGGCGACGCGCGAGGTTAAATACTCTGTCACGGACTCGCGACTGGTTCTTCTCCGGCACACTCTCACGGTGTTGGATTGCAAGCGGCTAAGTGCCGTGTTGGAAGGAAAGGATGCAAAATGAAGGTGTATAGGCTTGTGGCAGACGGCACAGGCGTCCATCCGAGGATTGCGGCGTGGTCGCGATACTCGCCACTGTACGCGACGCGCGCATTAGCCACGGCCAAGCGCGCTGCGTTTCGTGCGCGCGTCATTAACATGGATGATTACCCGGTATGTTTCCGGGATGATAAGACCTTGAAGATTACAATCGAATCCATGGAGGTACTAACGCGATGAAATACCACCGACTTCATAAATACGACGCGGTGACGTATTATGAATTGAAGTGCAGCGAATGCCGCAAGGTTGTTTCCGGTGTGATAGAATTCTGTGAAGATGATAGTTACGACACGCTTTATATTTGCGCCGAGTGTTTGGAGAAGGCGCTGGCGGAATGCAAAAGGGCACAAAGTGAATCTTAGCGAGACGATCAAACTAATCCCCGGCTACAATCCACACGACCAAGCGGGCGATTGCGTCTTCGATGAAAAGGCCGCGCAACACGCGCTGGACTTTTTCACGGAGTGCTTGACGCATATCGAAGGCGCGAAAGCTGGCACGCCGTTCCTGCTTGAACCGTGGCAAGTGGCAATCGTTGCGAATCTGTTTGGCTGGAAGAAACCGGACGGCACGCGGCGCTATCGGACTGCGTTTATTTACGTTCCTCGCAAAAGTGGTAAATCGCCCCTCGCGGCTGGCCTATGCCTCTACGCTCTCATGTGCGATAAAGAGCGCGGCGCTCAAATCTACAGCGCGGCGGCTGACAAAGAGCAAGCGGCAATCGTGTACCGGCACGCGCGCGGGATGGCTGAGGCGTCGAGTACGATTTCCAAGCGCGTGAAGATTTTCAAGTCGATAGGCCAGCGGGCAATCGTGTTGAAGTCAGACCCGGCAAGCGCATACGTGGTCATATCGGCAGACGCGAAAACGAAACACGGCGGAAATTCCCACTTCGTTGTAATCGACGAACTCCACGCGCAACCAGACCGCGAGCTGGTGGACGTGCTTGATACGTCAATGGCAAGCGCAAACCGTAAGCAGCCGATGATGATTTACATTACCACGGCGGATTACGACCGCGAAAGCATTTGCAACGAGAAGTATTTTCGCGCGTGCAACGTTCGCGACAACGGCGGAAACAAATTGAAGCCGGGATATGACCCGTCGTTCTTGCCGGTTATCTATGAGACCGCGAAAGACTCCGATTGGACAAACCCGGACGTTTGGGCCGCGTGCAATCCGAACTTAGGAATCTCTGTTTCGCGCGAGTACCTTGAACAGGCGTGCAAGGAAGCTCAGGAAATCCCCGGCAAGCAAAACGCTTTCAAAAGATTGCACCTAAACCTGCGCACGCAGTCCGATATTCTCTGGCTTCCGATTGACGCATGGGATGAATGCGCGGGGAAGGTATCGAAGAAAAAGCTGCTTCAAACTCCTTGCCACGGCGGGCTTGATATGGCAACGACCACGGACATAGCGGCATTCGTCCTGGTATTCCCTGAAAAAGACACGTGGAAAGTTCTTTCAATGTTTTGGATTCCCGAAGAGTCCATGCACGCGCGCGTGAGGCGCGACCGAGTACCGTATGACGAATGGGTGAAAGCCGGATACATCAAGACCACGCCGGGGAACGTTGTCGATTACGACCGGGTGAAGAAAGATATTTTGAAGGCACATGAAGACTATTGTATTATCGACATTGCCGTTGACCCGTGGAACTCCACGCAACTGCAAACGCAACTTGCAAGCGAAGGCTTGGAGATAATCAAATATCCGCAAGGCTTTTCCATGTTCACGGCACCCGCGAAAGAACTTGAAAAGCGGATTCTGTCGCGTACACTATCGCACGCCGGGAATCCGGTGTTGCGTTGGATGGCGCAAAATGTCTGCATTCTGGACGACGGCGAAGGAAACATAAGGCCGGACAAAAAGAAGTCACGCGAGAAAATCGACGGCATAGTTGCGTTGCTCATGGCAATGGGGCGCGCGCTGGTGAGTGACGGCGAAGGCGATTACGAGATAGAAAAACGATGAATCATCGGCTCTTGCTGGTATGCGCGGCGGTTTCCCTTTGCATGGTAGCAGTCGGATTTTATTTCGTATATCCACCCCTATCGCTTATCATTCCCGGCGCGATGTGCTGGATTTCGATTGAAAGGGCCGCAACGAAATGAGCAACCAAAGACGACAATCATTAAACGAATACGGCAACGCCTATTTCGATCTTAAACAGAATTCGCCGATTAAAGCAACTCTGGTTATAGGCTATCAAAAAGGCTCGAAATTATATTATAGAATCGCAAAGGACGCAAAGCATTTGGGGGCTAAAACGAAATGAGCATTTTCGGAATTCTCGCAGTGGACGGCGGCATATTCGACTTGACCACGGAGCGCGCTTTCGCGCTGCAAAGCATGGGATACATCGGGCGCTCAACCGCGGGCGAAACGGTATCGCCGGAAAGCGCAACACAACTGGCCGTCTACATGGCTTGTCTGCGAAACCTTTCCGAGGACATCGCCAAGCTGCCCTTGCCTGTTTACAAACGCCTTGAACCGCGCGGCAAGCAACGCGCATACGAACACCCGCTTTACCGCGTACTCCACGACGCGCCTAATTCCGAAATGACTTCGTTCTCTTTCCGTGAAACGATGCAAGCGAACGCGCTTTCATGGGGAAACGCTTACGCGGAAATCGAACGGAATGCAATGGGGCAGGCCGTGGCGCTCTGGCCGATTCATCCGTCGCGCGTGACGTGCTGCCGGGAAAACGGCGCGGTGTACTATCGCGTGCATGGCGATAGAAATAATCCGACAGTGGACATTCCTGCGGCGGATATGTTCCACCTGCACGGACTTGGCGGCGATGCACTTCAAGGCTATTCCGTGTTGCGCGCGGCAAGCGAAGCAATCGGGCTTGGAATCGCGACGCAGAAATTCAGCGCGGCATTCTTTGGCAACGGCGCTCATCACGGAGTGGCGCTGATTCACCCGGCGAAACTCACGCCAGAGGCGCAAAAGAATCTTCGTGAATCATGGGAACGCGCGCATCGCGGGGCCGGGCAGTCACACGGCACGGCGGTTTTACACCAAGGAATCAAAGTCGAGAAGCTCACGCTTGCGCCCGAAGAAGCGCAGATGCTGGAATCGCGGCAATACTCCAATGAGGAAATCTGTCGCTATTTCCGAATGCCTCCGCACAAGGTACAGCACCTTGAACACGCGAACTTTTCCGCAATCGAGCACCAGTCAATCGAGTACGTGACAGATACTCTTATGCCGTGGTGCGTCCGTTGGGAAGCGGAAATCCGGCGCAAGCTGTTCGGTGAACAGGACGACCAGTATTTTGCAGAGCATCTACTGGCTGGATTGTTGCGCGGAGATAGTGCGGCGCGAGCGACGTTCTACCGCGAGCTGTACAATATCGCGAGTCTTTCGCCGAACGACATTCGGGAAATGGAAAATCTTAACCCGATTCCGGGCGATGCAGGAAACAAGTATTACATCCAAGCGAATATGACCACGCTCGAAAAGCTGGCGGCGGCACCACCGCCCGCGACGGCTACCACGACCATGACGGCAAACGAGAAAGCACCGACGGAAATCAAAGCCCCTCCACCGCCGGACGAAACGACAACGAATAACGCGCGCGCGGTCGAGGCTATTCGTTTTACGATGCTTGACGCCTGCCAGCGGGTTATCCGCAAGGAAGTCATGGCTCTGGAGCGCGTGCGGGAATCGAAAACGAAACAAGCCGATACGAAATGGAGCGACACGTTTTTTCAAGAGCAAGCCGTTTACCTGCGGGAATCGGTTGAGCCTTCGGTCAAGGCGCTGTGCGTGTTGACGAGCCGTGCATTTGAACAGCACAAATTACAGCGGCTGTGCAACGGGCTGTGCGAAATCCGGCGCGCGCAATCGTACAGCGTGAAGGATTTAGGTGCATACGCGCGCGACTATCCGCCCGCTATGTGCGAAGCGATTGTGTTGGAAGTCATGGAGACAAAGGCCGATGCTTGAAAAGTCTGATATGCCAGACCATGCGCTTATAGAACTCCGGCACTTTGCGTGCTATGGGGATTACAAAGACAGAGAAGACTTTGAAGTAAAATGGAGAGCTATAATGGCGAATGATACGACGCGAACAACCGTGACAATGCGACCGGCGGCGCTGCTAAATTTGCAGCGGATTGCGGAGCTTGCCGCTGAAATTGTTGCGGCGTGGGATTACGCATACGAAACGGAAAAGTACGACGAATGTATTTTCTCTGCGTTTAGCAGCAAGGCACCGATTGAAGAACTCCGTGAAGCACTCGCGAAACAGGAGACGCTCTAACATGGGTTGGCTTCCGTTGCGCCCGCGTGTTGAACCAGAAAGCATAACGCTGATTGTGCGTTGCCATTGTTGCGGCGCGACGCGCGATGTGTACAGGCCATGCGTGTATTGCGGAAATACCACGTGTAAACCGTTGCCGTTGCAAGCGCAGATGATTCCACCAAGACCACCGAGGAAACGATAATGAATAAGAAATGCTTTCAGAATCACATCGGGCCGTGGATGATTTATCCCGGCTGGTTAAGTGCGGCGGTTGCGGCGGTCAAGTCTGGCGCGTGGCAACCGCAAGCGCAGGCCGATACCGAAGCCGATACCGGCGCTGGCAAATACGTGGTGGTGGACGGGCTTGGGCTTTTGCGCATCGAAGGCGCGATGATGAAAGGCTATTCCAAGTTTGGCGGCGCGTCTACGGTTGCGGCGCGGCAGGCCGTGCGCGCGATGGCGGCGGATGAATCTATCCGTTCAATCGTACTGTCGATTGACTCGCCCGGCGGCACGGTTGCGGGCACGCAGGAACTTGCGGATGACGTTTCGGCGGCGAACAAAAAGAAACCCGTGTACGCATACATCGAAGACCTGGGCGCAAGCGCGGCGTACTGGATTGCCGCATCATCGCGGCGCGTGTTTGCAAACTCACTGGCAATGGTCGGTAGCATCGGCACGCTTGCGGTTATCGAGGACACGAGCAAGGCGGCTGAACTAGCGGGCGTCAAGGTACACGTCATTTCAACGGGCGAGTTCAAGGGCGCGTTTACGGACGGCACGCCGGTGACCGAATCGCAGTTGGCAAACGTTCAAGGGATCGTTGACGACATTAACACGCACTTCCTTGCGGCGGTTGCCGAGGGGCGCGGCATGGCAATGTCAGACGTGAAGGCGGCTGCAACCGGGCAGCTTTTCATGGCGAAAGAAGCAAAGAAACTTGGATTGATTGACTCCGTGGAATCGTTCGATTCCGCGATGGAGTACGTTCGCGGGAAGATGCCAACGCCGAAACGGAATACGGCTGAGGCGCGGATAAGGCAGAGATAAAATGAATTGTCCAAAAATAATTCTGAAAATAATTGTTGACTTCTTTCGGCCATTCTGTTAGTAGTCTGCATTGTCAAATGCGCGCAGAGTCGCGCAAGCCGTAAGAAGGCGCAAGAAGTACAACCGAATACACGCTACGCAGAGTCGAGGCATGACCGGGAACGGTTATGCCTTTTTTTGTTTTTGGAGATACGCAAATGAAGCGAGCCGAAATCGAAGCCAAGATGAATCAGTTCTACGCGGATGCGGCACGCATCACGGACAAAGCGAAGGCGGAAAACCGCGACATCACCGACGCTGAATTGCTGGCCGTGGAATCGGCTTGCGATGAAGGCAAGAAGGCCAAGGACGAGCTTGCCGCTTTCGACGCGCGCGCGGCGCGCCTTGAACGCGCCATGGCGGGCACTGGCCGCAAGACGCAGCCCGACGCAATTGAAACAGCGGCAACCTCCAATCTGAAAGAACGCGCTCAGGATAACCCGACGCGCGGCTATGACGGCTACGGCGGATTTGGGCGTTTCGCGCTGGACGTATATAAGCTCCACACCCAGCAAGGGCTGTCGGACGGATTGAAGATCGTCATGGCCGCTGGCGACGGCATGGAAGCCGGATTGAAAGCCGATGGCGGCGTACTGCTCCCCCCCGCTTTCTCCACCACGATTCAAGACAAGGTCGGCATGGAATCGGATTCGCTCATGGCGGAAACCGATATGCTCCCGGCGCTGCCCTACGGCGTCGAGTCAATGGAGTTCCCTGTCGTGAACGAAACGTCGCGCGCGGACGGATCGCGCTCCGGCGGAATTCAAGGCCGCTGGAAAGCCGAACTCACGCAAATGAGCGAGTCCAAGCCGAAGCTTAAAGACGTGAAGCTGGAACCGCAGCAGCTTTACGCGCTCTGCTACGTGGCTGATAAGCTTCTGCAAAACGCGCCACAACTGGAAGCATTTTTGAGCGGGCGCGTGGCTGACGAGTTCAATTTCAAAATCGGCGATAGCATCATCAATGGAACCGGCAGCGGTCAACCGCGCGGTATTCTGACCGGCGCAACCGACGCTCCCCGCGTGCAGATCGCCAAAGAGTCCGGGCAGGCGGCGGCAACGATTGTCACCGCGAATCTGGAAAAAATGTACGCGCGAATGCCTGGCAACCGGCTGGCGGGCGCGAAATGGTACGTCAATCAAGACGTGCTGCCTCAGTTGTTCAGCTTGACGAAAGCGGTTGGCACTGGCGGGGTGCCCGTATTCATGCCGGGGAATAACATTTCCGGCGCGCCGTTCGGCACGATCTACGGCAACCCGATTAAGATTACGGAGTACAACGCCACGCTCGGAACCGAAGGCGACATCATCTTTGCGAACATGAAACAGTACGCGACGATCACGCGCGGCACCGTCCAGAGCGCCATGAGCATTCACTTGAAATTCGATTTTAACCAGACCGCATTTCGATTCATCACAGAGGTGGACGGACAACCTTGGATTTCGTCCAGCATCACGCCGTTCAAGGGCAGCAACAAACTTTCGCCGTTTGTTACACTACAGACAAGAAGCTGAGAGTAATCGGATTTTAGAAACGGTTTAAGGAGCAAAACATGCCTTCCAAAGATTTTCTTTTCGATCATCACATCGTGGCTGGCACGTATCCGGTTGCTGACGCCTTCGCAACGTCGGTTACAACCGATTACATTTGCCTGCGAGATTACCGGCGCGCGACGATTCTGATTCGCACGGGCGATGCGACATCCGACACGGCAGACGGCGTTGTTACGCTCAAGGCCGCGACGGATGCGGCGGCGTCCGGCGCAACGGACATTGCATTCAAGTACCGTTCGTGTGCATCCAGCACCACGGTGGACACTTGGGGCGCGCTAACCTCCGCCACGTCGACGGGCTTCACAATGACGGCTGGCGATAACTATATGTATGTTATCGAAGTCACTGCGGACGAAGTGTCAGCGGCGCTGGCTAACGCTGATTTCATCGCGCTTAAAGTCACCGAAGGAACTAACGACCCGATTGTTGCCGACATCACTTTCATTCTGAGCGAACCGCGCTACCCGCAGGCCGTTCCCTTGACTGCAATCGCCTAAGACGGCGCTGGAATTTTACCGGGAGTTTGAACGATGATTCTCAATACGCAATCCTCTGGCGGCGGCGGCGCAAACCTGATTAAGTCTGCGCTGCTTCCCCGCGTGTTTTTTGTGGACTCGAACGGCGGCGGCTCTACAACGAGCGGCGGGCTTACGCCGGAAAGCGCGTTCACCACAATCGACTCCGCTATCGGCGCGTGTACTGCGAATCGCGGCGATACGATTTACGTCATGGCGGGGCACGCAGAAACGATTTCGACGGCTGGCGGAATCACGGCAGACGTTGCCGGTATTTCGATCATCGGGCTTGGGCGCGGTACTTCCCGCCCGACGCTTTCGCTTTCGGCAACCGGCTCCACGATTGCAGTCTCGGCTGCGAACGTGCTTTTCCAAAATCTCGTCATCACGTCCACGGTGAACGAACTGGTCAAAGTGTTCAACATCACGGCGGCATACTGCACGATTGACGCGGTGGATTACAAAGACAACGGGGCCGCAAAGGAAACGATTCAGTTTGCGTTGACCACGGCGAACGCGGACTACCTCACGATTCAAAACTGCTACCACGTGATGCTCACGGCTCCGGCTACCACGGCGCGGTGGATTTACCTGGTTGGCACGGAAGGCGCTCGGATTCTGAACAACACATTCATTTTGAAACTTTCCGACAATGCCACGGACGCGGTTATCAGCGCGGATGGCGATTCGCGACTGACTGAGATTCGCGGCAACCGGATTCACCTGACCGGCTACACGGCATCGCTTGTGAGCGCGGTTATCGGTACGAGCGGCGCAACGGGGATTCATTGCGATGGGCGCTACTACGCGGACGTGGCAGCGGTGACCACGATCAATGATTGCCCGTCGATGCCGTCTTTTGAAGTGTACTGTTCAAACGACCTCGACAAAAACGGAATTCTCGACCCGGTTGTGGGAAGCTAACGAAAAGGAAATTGAGACATGGCCGAAATCATCACTCTTCAAGGTTCCGTTTCCAACGCGACGGGTTCAAGCGGGGAATCTCGCGGAGTCACACTCACTCCGAGTCTCGGCTTGCGGACGGCGGCGTCACAATCGGCATTTCAGAATGCCGTGGAGATTGGAAGCGTCTTTGGCGTGTGCAGTCAAGCGGGCGTGACTTCGCAAGCCGGACTTTCCGCGACAACGCCGGTGCTCACGCTGTACAATCCGGCTGGCAGCGGCAAGAACCTTGTCGTGTGGTACGCGGGCGCTACGTTTACGGTTGCCTTCGCGACGGCTGGCGCGGTGTGGGTTGCAGTCAATACGAATGTTTCGGCAGCGGCTGTGACCGGCACGCTGACTACGGCACACCGAAATCTGAAACTTGGCACGGCTGCAAACATGGCGGCGCAGCCCTTGCTTGCCGCGACGCTACCGGCTGCTCCGGTTGGCGTGGCGCTCCTTGGCGTTGGATTGACCGGCGCGATTACGACGGTGCCGATGGCGCAGACTCTTGAACGCTGGTTCAACGGCTCTTTGATTTTGAAACCCAACACGGCGCTTTCGATTCAAACCGGCGTGGCGTCTGGCGCGAGCGGCACATTCTGTGAATACATCTGGCAGGAAGTGGCAGAGTAACCGAGTGGCCGATTGAAACGGGAGAACTATCGTGGCTGCTCAAACTCTTAAACGCGCATTTTTAACGAATCAATCGGACGGTTCTTTTCCGTCGCGGATTCCAACGATAACCGAGCCTCAGACCGGCTCCGGGATTATCGCCGCAACGGGAACGACGCTTGAAGTACACCCATACGGAACCGGCGCGGACAATACGACTTTCTCCATGCGCGTGATAGGCTGGCGCAAGATTCTGCACACGCCAGCGGCTAGAGAGTTCCTGTGGACGCCTACGATCATTGCTGAGTTACTCTGCACGAATTCGGCTGCGGTCGGGATTGCGCTTTCGCCGCTGTCTACGTCTGAGCGGTTTGCCGATACGATCACGCTTGGCGCTGGCGGAGTTGCGGTGTTGTTCTCGCCCGCAAACGACACGCCCGCGCGCGCGTTGGTTGACATTGACGGTTTTGATAAAATCGAATTCACTTTTGACATGACTGGCGCGACGGATGCGAACGTGCTTTACTGCCAGTATTAACGGGAGCAAAGGCACATGAGTTTTCTGTCCACGGCGATCAAGCGGATACTGTCTATCCTTCCTAGCGGCGACGCTACGGGGCTTGTCAGCACCAACACCACGCAGACGATAACCGGCGCGAAAACGTTTTCAGCGGCTGTTACAGCCGATGTAACGGCCAGTTCAGAAAAAGGCTTTTCAACAGACGGTTGGTATAACTGCACCGGCTTTATCGGATTCACCTTTTCCGATACGACAGCGATAAGTTTAAGCGGTGACGCCTTGCGCGTTGCGAACGCTGTTTTCTGGCAATCCATTGAACTCTACGCAAACAACACGAAGCGCGTTGGAATTACGGCGAGCACAGGGCTTGAGCTTGAGCGCACGATTACGGCAGGCGGCACGACCGGCGTGCAGACGATCAATAAAATGGCCGGGCGCATCAATATCGCGACGGCTGAGGCGTCGAAGGCCGTCACTAATTCGCTTGTCACTACGAGCAGCCTTATATTCTGCACGATTGCCACGAACGACGCGACGGCCACGATTAAAAACGTTGTCGCTGGCGCGGGTACATTCACGATTACGCTCACGGCTGCGGCCACGGCTGAGACCGCCGTCAACTTTTGGGTAACCAACTAAATGGCTCTTACGAGCGGTCAAGTGCTCTATGCAACTGGCGCGGCAAGCGCGGCCAGTTCACCTAAATTACGTTTGGATTACGGCGATTCCACATGCGTCTTTTTCGGTCAAGACGCGGGCGTTGCCGTGACAACTCCTACCGGCGATGATGCGTTGACCGGGCTGGGCTATTACGCGCTGCGAGCGAACACGCTCGGACGTGAGCAAACGGCGGTCGGATACCAGGCGCTCTTATCGTACACCACGAACGGCGGCGGCGAGCAGGACGGGCTGAATACTGCAATCGGTTCGCAAGCATTGCGCGCGGTTGTCTCTGGCAATTCAAATGTGAGCATAGGCCAGAAAAGCGGCACGAATCTAACGGGCAGCGCAAACGTGTTTTGTGGCACGAAGGCTGGCGCAAGCTGGACGACCGGCACTCGAAATATCATCATCGGCGAACAAGCTGGCTCCACGGGTTCAGCGGATATTTCGGGCGATGATAATATCGCAATCGGTCAAGGCGCTCTTGGAACGCTCGGAGCAAAGAACAAAAATACCGTAGGCGGGCGCGCGGCATTTCGCGTGCTAGGAATCGCAGACGAAAACACGGGCTGGGGATACGGTGTCGGGGAATTCTGTACGACCGGCACGCGCAACAGTTATTTCGGCGTGCTTGCCGGGAATACAGCAACGTCCGTAAACGACATTTCCGCGTTTGGATGGAAGGCGCTGCAAGTCAATACCACGGCGGAAAACAGCGCGTTTGGCAGCGCGGCGCTTACGGCAAATACGACCGCGACGGGCAACAACGCCTTTGGCTATCTCTCGCTTACGACCGCGGCGGACGGCGGCCAGAATTGCGGGTTCGGAAATAAGGCGCTTCGGTTCAACGTTTCTGGAATCCAGAATTGCGCGTTTGGAAATTTCGCGCTTGAAGATTGCCTTGGTTCAAGCAACGCAGCCTTCGGATACGGCGCGGGCGCAAACGTGACGAGCGGCGAAGGCAATTGTTTCGCAGGCATGGGCAGCGGCAGAATCATAACGACCGGCTCCTATAATTGTTTCATCGGATTTGCGAGCGGCGATACTGACTCGCTGATTCCAAACAACACTTCAAATACGTTTGTATGCGGTCATCCGAGTTACAATATCACGGACGTGTATTTCGGCGGCGGCATGTTCGACGCGACGCCTGCGGCATACACGATTAACGGCACGGGCGGCAGCGGCACGAATATCGCGGGCGCAAACCTTGCGCTTGCAGGCGGCAAGGGTACTGGCAGCGGCGCGGGCGGATCGGTCGTCATCCAAACGGCGGCGGCTGGCGGCAGCGGTTCGAGTTCAAATTCGCTCACGTCGCGCGTTACCGTAAACTCCGCAGGCATTACAAGCCTTTACGCGGGCGCAACCGTGGCGAGCGCGGCAACGATTGCGGCAACCGGAAACGTGTTCCACGTCTCTGGCGTCACGAACATTGATAACATTTCAACGACCGGCATAACTGCCGGGACAACCCTCACTCTGATTTTCGACGGCGTGCTAACGGCGAATGACGGCAGCGGAAACTTGAAGCTGGCGGGCAATTACACCACAAGCGCCGACGATACGCTCACGGTTGTGTACGACGGCACGTCATGGTTTGAGGTGTGCAGATCGGCAAATTGAACTTGAACATAGGCGTAAATCTGGTAAAGGGAAAACATGACACTGCCGCAGGCATTACAGATTTTGGAAGAGGCAACCGCCGAACTGCAAATGAAGCGGAAAGACCACATGCTCGTATTGGAAGCCTTGCGCGTGTTGCGCGAAGCTATGCCGAAACCGGAAAACGTTGTGCCGATAGCGGAGCGGAAATAATAATGGGCGAAACGTCTGCGTATTACTCCGAGAAATCCAAGGTCTTAGCTTGGGGCTTGCAGACCGTTGGCGGCGTGCTCTTGGCCGCTATCGCGTGGTTTGTAAAGGACGCGCATTCGTCTATTGAGAAAATGGACAATCGCATTCAGCAATCGGAAGGGCGGCACATTCGCACGGAGACGCGGCTAGACGGGCAGGAAAATCTCTTGAAGGAAATTCGAGACGACGTTAAACGGATTTTGGAAACACGGGAGAAAAAGCCATGAAAGACATTTTCAAGAGCAAGAAAGTCATCACCACGATCATCGGTTTGATCGTGATGATTGCGGCGGCGAAGGGCTTGAACGTTGACCCGAAGATTCAAGAGGTCGTCATCCAGATGATCGGCGTGGTCATCGGCGGATACAACATCGGGCAGGGCGTGGCGGACGGATTCAGCGGCGGGGCCACGTCAAGCGTTGCGGCTGAGAAACCGCCAGAGATTTAATGTGTCCGAATAGAAAGGGGAAATAACTGTGGATCATTCGGAACGAAAAAAGAATTGGAAAGTCGGAACGCGAGTTTTCGCAGACAAACAGAAAGCGCGGCGGGCCGGGCGGCGCTGTGGCATGAAGCCCGTGCTCATAGAATCACGGTGGTAACATGTGGGGCGCACTGGCCGCGATTCTGAAAGTTCTCTTGCCGTGGTTCTTTTCCGGCGAGAAGAAAACGACCGTTGAACGGAGCGCGCCGGGATTGCCGGGGCTGGACGTGAAGCGCGATGATCACGATGGGCGCGGGGAAGACGATGAGCACGACGGGCTGTAAATGGGGTGATGAATGAAAACGCCTGGGTATGTGTATCTATGGTTTGCGTGCATCGGCTTTTTGTTTTCCGCTGCCTTGTCGTCTTGTCAATTCGGCGGCAAGGAAACCACGCACGAAGTCATCATCGTGGAGCCGGGGCAAGTGGTCGAGATTGCGGACGAAACGCAGATTCAAGTTGTGGTGAAAACGGAAGCCGGAAAGCAGATTGTCACAAAGCGAAAATTGGCGGGCATGGTTGCCATGCCGAAAAGCGTATACCGCGAAATGCGGGCGCGCGCTTACCCGGAGGAAAAGTAGGCATGCACAACATGATTCTGCTTACCCAAAAAACATCGGACGGCACCACGTATTACGCGGACTTTGAAAGCGGCTCGTCAATACCCGTGCGTCAGTGGTGTGATCCGCCGCATACGCGCGTAACGATAACGACTACAACGATTGTGCCAGCGGTAGTATTTTGTCCCGTCTTCATAGGAGGAACAGTAGGATGCGAACGTTGAAGGACATTCTGGCGTTGGTTGCAATCGTGCTGTGGCTTTGCGTCGCGTCTCACGCGGCTGAAAAGCGCGCTGAGGTTGTGCCGCTCCCAGCGAAGGCCAAAGCCGAACCCGTCGAGGACGGCAACGCGCTTGTCGTGGTCGTCCACGAAGCTGAAAAGCGCGTGGAAATCGATCTCGTTATCGGCCTTGACTGCGATTGCGCCAAGATCGTTGCCAAGCACGGCGAGATCAAACCCGGCACGAAGGCATGGGAAAAGCTGCACGAACTCATCGCCGAAAAACTTCAAGAGGCTGGCGAGCATCTCGTCAAGGAATCGGCGAAACGCAAACCGGCGGCGAAACCAGCGGAGGCGGTCAAGGTTTTGAAATGACTGCCACGGGCGCAAGGCCAAGCCACTACTGCAGGTTCTGCCGGTGGCGCGATTTGTCCAAAACCATAATCGGCGGACACGCCTATTATGAGTGCGGAAAATGTTTCGCTTTGTGGCGCGTGGTGGAGACTGAGCACCACGAAGAGCGGCTGCGAGTGGTGACGGTAGAACGGGATTGCGTACCGCAAGGCGCGGCGCGCGTGGAGCGAATGGCATGAAGATAAAAAAGATTTGGGAATTCACACTTTCGTACAAAAAAGCCAATCAACCAATGTGGCGCTCGAATGATCATGTCTGGGTTATCGCCGATACGCTGGCCTTGGCGGTTGACAACGCGGAGCGCGCGATCAAACAGCGTCACGAAGGGGCGACCGATATTCATTTTTATTCAGGCCAATACCGTGGCGAGGCCGTGGAATGAGTTGCGAACAGGAGGAAATCGAACGCGGGCGGGCGTCCGCTGGACATAGCTGGAATGTAGACTCAGCACAAGTTGCAGCGCAACGGTATACATACCGGTAAAACTCTCCCCGATGCTGGCGCTGTAGCGCGGGGGCTTGCGGTCGAATCCGGCAACCACTCGATCAAACGAGAGACGCCTGTACTCCTCAATCCGCCTGCCCGCGTTCGTTGAAAGGCAATCGTGAAATGTGCGTGCTTATCGGCCAGAATTCCGGGTGCAGTATTGCGATTGGTGCAGGAAGACCGTGTGTTTTTGGTACGTGGATTTTGAAGGGCTGAGTTTTTACTTTTGCTCTGGGAACCGATTCGATCCGCGCGGCGGATGCGGGCATAGGATTTAAGCCATGTACGATGCGCAATATCTACCTTACATGCAGGGTTATTACAACGGCCATGCCGCATTAACGCGCGTGACGGCTCCTACCGTTGAACCCGTGACTCTGGCCGAAGCCTCCCTGTATGTGAAAATGGATCACACCACGGACGATGCTTTGATTACGTCCTTGATCGTGGCGGCACGCGAGTTGTGCGAAGTGAAGACGGAACGCAGCTTCGTAAATACGACATGGGACTTGACGCTGGACTATTTGCCGCGTTGCATCTTTCTACCGCGTTCGAGATTGTCTTCGGTGACTTCGCTTTCGTATTACGCCACGGACGGCACGCTCACAGTTATGTCGTCTGCGGATTACGTTGTCGATACGGCAAGCGAACCGGGCCGGATAACGCAGGCCGTCAACGCCACATGGCCTGGAACGCAGGATAGAACCGGCGCGGTGATTGTCCGCTTCGTGGCGGGCTACGGCGCGGCGGCGTCAAGCGTACCGGACTCGATTAAGGCCGCGATACAGCTGCTTGTCGGGCACTGGTACGAAAACAGGGAATCGGTGGTAGTAGGCACGATTACGAGCGAACTGCCGATGGCCGTTGAAAGTCTTCTTGCCGCTAACGCCGTGGTCACAATGGTTTAACGATGAATCGAATCGGGCGATACAGGCACAGGATACAGCTTTACAGCGCAACGGAAACGCGCACGGCGGGCGGCGGCGTCACGCGCACGTGGGCTTTGCAGGATGTCGTATGGGGCCGCGTCACGCCGATAAGCGGCGATGAAAAGTACAACGGCGACCAGGTGCATTCAGACGTAACGCACATCATCCGTATCCGCTATCGGCATGGCGTCAAGGCGTCGTGGCGGATCGTGCAGGCAGACCACATTTTCCAGATACGCGCGGTGATTGAGGAAGACCATATCCACGATGAAATGATTCTGCACTGCACTGAGCAGGCAACGGGCAATCAGGAAGTTGTGCTTGTCAATGACGATAATATGCCGATTTACAATGATGACGGCGCGTCAATCCTGGTAGGAGCGTGAGGCGATGGCGTTGACGGCGCGGAAATTACTTGTGGGGACTGGCGACGCGGCGGCATCATCGGCTGAGGTGGACACCGTCACGCAGTTGACGGCGGGGCAAAACGATTACGCTCCGGGCACAGACCGCGTGCAGCGGTGGTCAAGCGACGCATCACGCACGGTTACCGGCATGGTTGCGGGCGCGAGTGCCGAGGAAAGAATCATCATAAACGGCGGTTCTTTCGACATTGTTTTTGCGCATCAAAGCGCAAGCTCCACGGCGGCGAATCGGTTTCTTTCAACGACCGGCGCAAACATCACGCTTGGCGCGGATGCAATGCTCTTTGCGCTGTACGATGCAACGACTTTGCGCTGGCGTATTTCAAAGTTACCGGTGGCATAAATTCGACGTTTGGAGTTTACAGTTGCTTTTTGCTGGCGATTCGGTTAGATAACATTCGGCTAGGGTAGCTCCTGAAAAGCGTGGAATTCCCGCCACGCCTGCCGAATTTGAGATTGCAACGGGAAGCACGGCTATGGGAAGGCCGCTTCACGTTAGAAGCGCATGAGTATTAAATCTGAATTGTACACATATCTAACAAATAGCACGCCACTGGCGGCGCTTGTGTCAAACCGCATCTATCCGCAAACGGCACCAACGTCGGCGGCGCTGCCGTACATCGTATACTCTCGAATTGACGGCGCGCACCTGCATTGCTTTGGCGGCGCGGCTGGAATAGCCACGGCGCGCTTTCAGTTTATGGCGTGGTCAAGCACATCTGACAATGCCGAGGAAATAGGCGAGGCGCTCCGCAACCGAATGGACGGGCTTGGAAATACGACATGGGGCGCGTTCAGTATTCTGACCGTGTTTCTTGAAAACGAAGTCGATCAAATAACGACGCCGGAACACGGTGAGGAGCAGGGCGTGTTTGCGGGATTGCAAGACTACTTGATTTCGTACCGTGAAAGCGTGCCCTCGTTCGCATAAGTTCTTTTGATAGGAGATAAATCATGGCAGCGGTAAAAGCATTTGGAGCGACCATTACATTTTCAAGCGGATGGTTTGGGTGTATTACCAGCATTGATTGGACTGGCGTGGAACGCGCTGCATTTGACGTATCGTGCTTCGACGCCGGTACACCAGGCGCTAACATTATCGGAAATATGTCGTGGATACCATCCGGGTTGAGCAACTCAGGGCAGCTCGAAATTGCCGGACATTATTATTTGGGGACGCAGGCACGTCCACCGATAGACTCTGTGGCCGAAGCGGTGACAGTTACATTTGTCACCGACGGCGCTGGCGGAACCTCGACGCTTACGGGGAGCGGGTTTCTAACGGCATTCAATATGACCGGGCCGATTGACGACGCGATTGGATACACGGCAACTCTTAAGTGGGCTGGTGGCGTGACAATTACAGTCTAACAGGGGGATGAATGCTTTCTCGCGACGAGATTCTCAAGGCGGATGATTTGAAGCGGGTATCCATATCCGTTCCTGAGTGGGGCGGGGAGGTGTACCTTCGCATCATGGCCGGGCACGAACGCGACGCATTTGAAACTGAATTTGTTGCAAACGGGAAGACTGATAAGAACTTTACAAACGTGCGCGCGCGGCTTTGCGCGCGGTGCCTGTGCGATGAAACCGGCGCGCGGTTGTTTTCGGATGCAGACATTACCGCGCTTGGGCAGAAAAGCGGCGCGGCGCTTGACCGGGTATTTGCAGCAGCCAAAAAGCTGAATGGCATAGGCGCTGCCGATATTGAGGAACTGGTAAAAAACTAAGAAGCCGTCCGGAGCGGCTTGCATGGCTCCGGCTGGCGCGGGAAATGGCGCTATCGGTGCGCGAGTGTCAGGCGCGGATTGATAGCGCGGAGTTTGCGGAGCAACAGGCGGCATACCTGGTAGAACCGTGGGGCGAGGCGCGGGCTGATTTGAGGGCCGGAATAATCGCGGCAACAATGGCGAATGCGTTTAGGGGCAAGGATACGAAGGCGTTTACCGCCGATCAATTCATGCCGGACTTTTCAGGCGCGGCGCGGATAACGCAGACGCCGGAAGAAATGTTACTGATAGCGCGGGCGTTCGCGGAGGTGCATAACGGTGGCGTCGGCAAAGTTCAACTTCAAACTCCACGGAGTGCCAAAGACAGCGGCAAAGCTAAAAAGCCTACCGCCAAAGGCGCGGGCGGCGCTGTTCAACGCGCTAAGTGACGGCGCGGCGAAGATCCGCGAGACGGCGCGCGAGCTTGTGCCGGTCGATACGGGCTTCCTGCAAAAATCAATCCGCGTGCATATACGGAAAACGCGCAATCCGGGGTTTTCGGTTGTGGCGCGGGCGTTCTACGGCGCGTTTATTGAATTCGGAACGCGGCGCAACCGGGCGCAACCGTTTCTAAGACCGGCGTTTTTCAAACACATTTCGGCAATTCGCAAGGAAGCGGAAAAGGCAGTAGCCGGGAGCATGAAATAATGGCTACCATTGCTTCGCTTGCAGTATCGCTTGGATTCGAGCCTAAAGAATTCGATAAGGGGCTTTCAAAGGCGCTCACTTCGCTGAGTTCTTTCGACGCTGCCGCGCAGGGTGTGTTTGAAGGACTCGGAGCAAGCCCGGCGCTGGCCGGAAATCTTGCGAATCTGGCGGGGCGGTTTGTTGACCTTGCGGTTGACGCGGGGCGCTTCGTCGCGGCGCAATTCGAGGTTATCGAATCGACTGGTGAACTTGCGGAGCGTCTTGGCGCGTCAATCGAAAAGACATCCGAACTCGCATACGTCGCGCAGATCGCTGGCGTGAGCTTGCAAGAGTTTGGGAACTTCATGGAGAAGGGTGCGTCGAAACTTGGAGAGGCGCGAATCGAGGGCGGGAAGGCGGCTGAGGCTTTTACGCAAATAGGGCTGAGTATCGAGGAACTTGCGCGGCTTGACCCGACAGAGCAATTCATTCGCATCTCCGAAGCGATACGCGGTTTCGACAAGGGACTGCAATCGCGTCTGGCGATGGATATTTACGGAAAAAAGATGGGGCAGATGCTTAATATCCTTAAAATGTCATCGGCAGAATTTGAGACCCTGCGTGCCGGGGCGCTTGGCACCGGAAACGTGCTAACTGAAACCGATGTTAAGGAAGTTTCGCAATCCAATATGGCCCTGCGGCAACTTCAGGCTGCATTCGACGGGATGGCGAAACAAATCGCGATTGAAATATCACCGGCACTGACCGGGCTTGCCAACGCACTTACTGGCCTGTCGAAATCTGTCTTGGCTGAAAAGGGAGCGGGCGCTGCAAAGTTTTGGGCTGAAGGACTCGAGCAAATGTTTGACAGCAGGGAAAAGTTCTTAGAATCTGTTGCGGATATATCGCCTGTACTTGCGTCGCTTGGCAAGATGTTCGTTCCCGAAGATGCCTTTGCGCCAAAAAAACCCGGCGCGCGCACGGGAGGAGGATCGCCGGCATTAACTGACATAGCGAGGCCATTAACAGACATGGTGCGCCCGCTTGTCACGGCGCTTGGCGTTGACATTTCTCGAATGTCGATTGAAGGATTGAAGATGCAAAAAGATGCCCCAATGCTGGACGAATCCAAAAAACAAACGGGGTATCAGCAGCAGATTGCAGAGAATACCGCGCGGTTACTCGGAGGCGGGGTAGTCCCGGTTGCTCAATAATGCCTACGACAATCAAAGAAGATACCGTAGAGGGCGGGAGTATAACCTCGACTGCCGAAAGCGGCCTTTCATTAACGCGCAGAATGGTTCTATCCGGCGTTGAAGGCACGGCGGCGCTACGGCTTTACAACGCGCTTGCTGATGACCTTGTTCCTGGGCGCGGTGACGAGCATCCTGAAATCTCCGATATTTATGCCGATGAAATTACCGCTACAGGGCTTAGTCAATCCGATATAGAAATAACAATCCGCTATCGTTTTATGACGGCTGCTGAATTGCCTCCACCGGAGCTATACACAAATGTGCCGCCACAGAAAGGCTTGCTGTCCATTGGTTCTACGCTCGTAACAGTGATTACAAACAAAGACTCGCAAGGTAAAGTAATGTGGGTTGACAACTACGTCAAAAACTATACTACAGACCCGGGCGCGCAGCCGCAACCGCGTCAAGTTGCAAATGCGAACATACAGATACCGATGCTTACGGCGCGGTTTGTGCGGAGAGAGGCGTGGAATCCTAATGGATTGCCATCCGCAGAGGATCAATTTGTTGGCACGGTCAACGGCGATCAATTTTTGGGACTTGGCGCGGGGCGCTGGCTGCTGAGTAAACTTCAACGCACTCCGCAACAAGAGGTTACGCCAGCCGCTTCTGGCGGAAAGCGTATTTATCTGTGCGAATACGAATTTCAGCTTGCGCCGCCAGATCGGTCATGGTTTGACTTTGTTGCCGTATATATAGACCCGAAAACGAATAAGCCACCGAGTGACATTGGTAACCTGCCTGCTACTGATACATATGGCACCAACGGAATCAAGCAGTTTACGATTGCGCGTTCCTCAACCTTCTCATACTTTGGATTGACATAACATGGCTGATACGCTATCAGACAGCTCAAATATCCCATTATGGACTGTGGGGCAGGTTATTACGGCTGAAGCTCTAAATGCGCCCATAGGTAAATTAAACGAGATTCTTTCCGGCGTCAAGCCTGCGGTTCAAGTTGAGTCTGCACCGGGCGTATCGGCGGTTGTGGCGCAAGTACAACTCACGACACTCGCGCGCGATTTGAATATGTGCAAGATGTTTGTGAACGGCGTGGCAAGCGGCGCTGAATTTCCGGTAGCGAAGCCGCGCGCGCTGAGGCACCTTGGCGATACGACCACGGTGAACGGCATAACCTATACGCGAGTCAGCGCGCAAAAGCGCACCGCAACGCGCGGCTCTGATAGTGAAACACAAGTAGTGACCCCAACGTATTTTGTCGGCGCTGTATTTTACGCCGTTGGCAACATCGAAAACGGGCCGATAAAGGCGCTCGATAGTAATGGCGTGCTGATTGATTGCGAATGGGTGGACTTAAACACGGACGCGCGCGAGTGGGCTAAAGAGGCCGTATGAGCACGAAGCTGGATTCATTCGACGCGAGCAAACTGGGCGCGTTTATTCAATCGAAGCTGGACGCGCGCAACGGCGTATCGGCACCGCAGCCGTATACGCTTTTGATTTCGCCCGTGACAACCGAACCGCGTACCTATGCCATGACGGATCAGAATGGGATTTACGGGCAGCACGTTTCGGAGGTTCTCAATTCATCGCTCGTTTACGGGCGCGAAGGATCGGGTTTGGCAGCGCAAGCAATGGTACGGCGGCGGCGCATGGTCGGGTTTGCGATTCCGAACACGGCGCAAGTGCTGAATGCCACTGGCGCGGAAATACGGTTGACCGTTGACGTGGTCGATAGCCCGCTTGAACCGCTTTTTGTGTCGCTCTATTTCCGCAACGCGACTACAACGCCTTTGATTACTCCGACGTATAACGGCGCGTGGTGGGATTTCTTCCAGCCGCGCGGGTTCAATATCGGCGTATCGCAGGCGCAATTAACCGGGGAAGGCCCGACGAATCACACTTTCACGATTGACGTGGCATTGGTCAAGGCGCGCGTGAATCAAACGTTGTACATCATCATGGGCACGCGGGCGGAAATGTCTGGCGTCGGGCTTGGCGATCCATACGTAAGAAGCCGGTTTACGGTGTCGAGCATGGGGCTGTACCTAATCGGTTAAGGTTTGCTTTTTCCATCGCGCGCGTTAAGGTGATAGCGCGGGAAGGTCAGGAGACTGAATGGCAACGAGTTATTGGAAAGGGGCTGCACCTGCGGTCGCTCAGGTCGGCACGTTTCAAGTCACGGCTTACGACGCGGCAACCACTTACGCGCTGATAATCGGCAGCGTATCCGTGACGACCATCGCGGCGGGCAGCGCGAACGCGACGGCTACGGCGCTTGCGGCGGCATGGAACGCTTCGACGCATCCCTATTTCGCGGCGGTGACTGCATCGGCGTCAACCGACACGGTTACCGTCACGGCGGACACTGCGGGCTTTCCGTTTACGGCGACTTCAAGCGAGACGGGCGGCGCTGGCACCATTGGCGATTACGTGGCGGTGACGGCCAGCTCCGGGCCTTACGATTGGTCAACGGCGGCGAACTGGTCGGCAGGAACGGTGCCCGTTGCAACGAATGACATTATCATTCAGGGCGTGTCGGCTCCGATTCTGTTCGGGCTTGACCAAAGTTCCGTAGCGCTGAATTCCTTGCGCATTCATCAGTCCTATACTGGTAGGATCGGCTTGCCGTGGGGCACGTTTATGCAATCGGCGTCCGATACGAGCGAAAGCAATTCATCGCTGGCGCGCGAGTACCGGACGGATTATCTGCGAATCGGCGCGGCGTATTTCGATATTGGATTGCATCCGAAAGAGGAAGACAACTTTGGCGCAACGCGCATCAAGATTGACGGCGGCACCACGGCTGCAACGGTGAACATTCACGCCACGGCGCGCGGCGGCTCGGAGACAGGGCTACCGGCAGTGCGGCTGAAATACGTGAATAGCGCCACGGATATTTTCGTCCGGCGCGCTCCTGGCGGCGTCGGGATTGCCTGCGATGTTCCGGCTGAGGTATCGACAGTGCGGAAAATCGCGGTGTGCGATCAAGCCGAAGACACATGGGTAACGACCGGGCTGGGCACCACGATCACGACATGGGAATCGGACGGCGGGCGCAATCAGTTGCGCGCGATTTCGGCGGCGATAACAACGGTGACGATCCGGGGCGGCAATACGGAAACGGTGGGCGATTTCAACGTCACCACCGGAAATGTGTACGGCGGCACCTTGCGCGCGAATCATCGGTCAACGGCCAGCGGCAATCTGATCTTCACCACGGCAAACGTATACGGCGGCACGCTCGATTTAGGCGAGTCGAACGAGACGCGGGTAATCACCACATTGAACCGGCACGGCGGCACGATCAAAGGCGCTGGCACGCCGGTTACATTCACCACGCCGAACCTTAACGGGCGCTGGCAGATTGCAGAGAGGGTGTAATGGCAACTCCGAACGTATCCTGCGTCACGATAAGCGCCGCCGCGCCTTTGCGCGACGGCACAGGCTCTTCACTGGGCTGGACTGCGGGCGCGTCTGGCGGATATATCGAGACCATTTGTATCAAAGCCACAGGCCGCACAGACCCCGGCATGGTCAGGATGTTCTACAATAACGGCGCGACATATTTTTTACGGTTTGAGCAGCCCGTTTCTCATATCATTCCAGACCGCATCACACAGACGTGGGAAGCGTCCTTGTCATTCGTCACGGACAACTCCGTAGGTATGCCAGTCGATAACACGCACACGCTGTATTTCTCCACTGATTTGGCGCAAGAGTTTGACATCACAATCCACGGATACGACAATTAAGCGTGAATATTGTAAATAAACTACGGCGGTTGCTTCCGAAAGTGACGGGCGTGCCTCCCGCCGCGACAGGGGCGAGTACGTTCCTACGATCTGACGGGACGTGGCAACCCACAGGCGAAAGCGCCGGAAGTCCGGCTGGCATCATTTGCATGTGGAGCGGCACGCTGGCGGCAATCCCAAGCGGATGGAATCTATGTGACGGCACGAACGGCACACCCGATTTACGCGACAGGTTTATCAAGGGCGCAAGCGCCGCTGAGAATCCCGGCGCTACCGGCGGATCGGCTACGCACTCGCACGGGGTAGGAACATTCGCTACGTCCGCTCACGCTGGCGCTGCCGTTGACGATCATCCTAGCCATACTCATACATACTCGCAGATTGTCAACCATACCCATCCCGTCACCGACCCCGGCCACGTACACGCGCAGCGGAGAAACAACACCGCAACCGGAGCCAACACGGGCTGGACAACCGCGTTCGATACATCGTCATCCAATCCAGTCAACGATGCCAACACGGGCACCGCGTCCGCAACGACCGGGATTACGACAGCAAACCCGGCGGGCGGAGTCGCGCAGGGCACAACGGACGGGCCAAGCGCCACGCTATCTCACGCCGTGACGCAGCCGAACAACCATACGATGTCTGGCACAAGTGAAGCGGCGGCGAGCGATCCGGCTTTCTACAAACTGGCCTTCATCCAAAAGGCGGCGTAATGAAAACCGGCACTTACATTCTCACAATCGGCGAACGCCCGGAGCGCAGGCGCGCGGCTGAGGCGCAAGTTGAATCAATCGGTATCCGCGACGCGATAACATACGTCGCGATGAAAGAGGAAAACGCGGCCTGGTCAAATTTCCAGTCACACCGGAATATCGTCATGGACGCCGTAAAACGGGATTTCGCGCGCGTGATGATATTCGAGGATGACGTTGTTTTCCGCGAGCCGTTCCATACGCCGTTTCAACAATCCGTTGACGACTTGCCACCGGACTGGGAAATGCTCTTGCTCGGTTGCCGATTGAACGAACCGCCGGAAGCATTTTCGCCGAACCTCTACCGCGTCAATAACCACACGATGATGCACGCGTATGTGCTATCGCGCGCTGGGATGACAGCCTTTCTTGACCACGCGGCGCGGCTGGACAAGATCGGCCATTGCCACTCATGGGACGCGTGGATGGGCGCGCAACCGATGAATCGGTTCTTGACCCGGCCTATTCTGGCGATTCAAGCGGACGGGTTTTCGGATATTCAACAGCGCGCGGGGAAGTATCTGGGCGAGCCGTTTTGATTTCTCCAACTATTTAATCCTGCACGCGCCGCATGGTACGCGGATCGTACTGGTACGTCACGCCGTACACCCCGGCAGGCAGCGTGAAATGCGCGTGCTCAGGATGCGTCAGGCTCCACGTATCCCGCGCGACAACGACCGGGCCGCAGATTTCGGACGCCGAAACATCCATAGGCGCTTTCACGCCAGCAGGGAGCGTGGTGCTAGCGAACACCGCAATCTCACCTTCGGCCACGTGCCGCGCGCCCATGTTATCGCCAAGCGCCACTTGCGCCTTGCCCGCCGCGATCTGCTTTCCGCGCGCGTGCTTTTCCGGCAGGCGGTGTACGTATAAATCGCCCTGCTGGATGACAGAGCCGATTTCCATTCGCCGGATAATCCGCACATCAGGATCGTGTTTCGCGCGCGTAACTTTCTCGACAGCTGTCCCCGCGTCAATCGTTTGTGTCATTGGTCTTCCCCTTTAGCTCTTCGCCAAAATCTTCGTTTCATCGAACCCGGCAATCTCGCAATGAGCTTGCGCGCAGGTTGCAACGTGGTGCGGCACCGGCATGTAATACGTGCGTTTCGTGCTGCCGTCTGTCCCGACGAGCCACTTATTTCCAGATTTATCCGCCAGCAATGCGCGCGGCGCGGCACCTTTGCGCGCGCGTTCGTTGTCCACGTCAACGACCTTAGCGCCAGACTCTAAAAGATACTTCCCCGCGCCCATCCGTTCAATCATTATTCGCCGGACTTCCGCATTCGGCTCGGCATCGACCTGAGCGACCGTGAGTGTTTCGGGTTGTTCCACAATTTGTCGCGTGAGTAATACCCCACGGATAAAATATAAATCCGCGACATCGCATATCACGGCTGGGCCTGTGTCGCAGTGCGGCTGGCGCTGTGAATCCACCAGGACGGTCGGTTTTGCCACCCAATATAACACGTCGGGAGTCCAATACAGCAGCCACGCACCGGAGAGATACGCATCGTATACGTGTTGGCTCCAGCGCGTAACGCTGGCTATACTCAGTTGCACTGCTCCGATGTATGTACAGGCGAGCCATGAGACATCCAAGTACCATCGCCAGGACGACCGCAGAATACACCACAGAGCAAACCGTTGAAGAGCAGCGTCACTCGCGTCACGCGCGTCACGCGCGGAAATCGCGTCACTCGCGTCACTCGCGGCACGCGCGGCACGCGCGGCAATCGCGGCACTCGCGTCACTCGCGTCACTCGCGGCACGCGCGGCAATCGCGTCACTCGCGTCACTCGCGTCACTCGCGGCACGCGCGGCACGCGCGGCAATCGCGGCACTCGCGGCACTCGCGTCACTCGCGGCACGCGCGGCACGCGCGGAAATCGCGTCACTCGCGTCACTCGCGTCACTCGCGTCACTCGCGGCACGCGCGGCAATCGCGTCACTCGCGTCACTCGCGGCACGCGCGGCAATCGCGGCACTCGCGTCACTCGCGGCAATCGCGGCAATCGCGGCACGCGCGTCACGCGCGTCACGCGCGGAAATCGCGTCACTCGCGTCACTCGCGGCACGCGCGGCACGC